GAATAAGTATATTGACCTGTAACTGGGTCGTATGAAACAAAATATGTTGGTGTTGTATTTAGGGTTAATTCTTGATTTACCCATTGTGAGGTTGCACTATCATAAACTAGAATGGTACCACTGGTCATCCCAGTAGCACCAGTAATAGTAACGTCAGTTAGATCATTTAGACCTAAATTTTCTAATGCTACATTTAAATTATTAAAATTAGCATCTAGCTCACCAAATGTTAGCGGACGTTGAAGTACATGCCTTAGATATATTACAGCCATTTATTATCGATATTAAACTAAAGATAAATAGTCTAATTTTCGATTAAGTCTAAATGGTGTTTAAAATAATCTTAGCTTATACTTAAAGTTATTTTTTCTTTTTTGGTATCATAACCAATATTAAAATGACATTCCTTTGGCATATTATTTTTTAATAATTCGTCAGACATAGGATCTTCAATATGTTTTTGTATTGTTCTCTGTAACTCTCTAGCACCATAGTTCTTATTAAAACCTAATTCAGCTAATTTTTCTTTTGCACTCTTTGAAATTTTAAATGTGTAATTAGATTCTTTTAAACGTTCAGCTAATTCATTGAGTTGCAAGTCAATAATTTTTAATATTTCATTTTCACCTAAGTAATTAAAATAAACAATCTCATCTAATCGATTTAAAAATTCTGGTTTAAATACTTTTTTTAAACTTTTTTCAATGATACCTTGTGATGATTTTAATGAATCTTCATCTGTCGAGAAACCAATTTTAACACCAAAATCTTGTACGTCTTTTAAACCAATATTCGATGTCATAATAATAATGGTATTCTTAAAATTAATTTTTCTACCAGAACCATCAGTTAAATGTCCTTCATCCAATAATTGTAATAAAATATTGAAAACATCTGGATGTGCCTTTTCAATCTCATCAAAAAGAATTAAAGAATATGGTTTATTTTTAACTTTCTCAGTTAATTGACCACCTTCATTATAACCAACGTAACCTGGAGGGGAACCAATTAATTTGGATGTGTTAAATTTTTCACCATATTCTGACATATCAATTCTAACCATAGCATCTTCACTACCAAAAATCTTTTCAGCTAAAACTTTTGCTAATTCAGTTTTACCAACACCAGTAGGCCCGATAAATAAGAACGAACCAATTGGTTTATTTTGTTTGCGAATACCAGTTCTATTACGTTTAATGGCTGAAGCGACTTTTTGTATAGCCTCATCTTGACCAATAACTGTATTTGATATTTCTTTATCAATGTTAATTAATTTTTTAATTTCATTTTGTGAAATCTTACTGATTGGAATCCCTGTCATCATAGATACAACCTCACAAATCATTTCATCTGTTACAATCATACGCTTACTATTGATTGTATCTTTCCAAAGTTTTGTTTCTTTTTCAAGTTCGCTTGTTGTTTTCTTTTCAAGGTCTCTTAAATCCGCTGCTTTCTCATAATTCTGGCTCTTAACGACATCAGTTTTTAATTTTTTAATTTCTTTAACTTTATCCTCAAGCTCTTTAACTTTTTGTGGTGGTTTAATACTAACTTGAGTTCTAGAACCAGCCTCATCTAAGATATCGATAGCTTTATCTGGGAATTCACGATTTGTTATATATCTATCAGATAATCTAATGATCTCATCAATAGCATCATCCGTATATTCTACTTTATGAAAATCCTGATATTTGTCACGAATATTCATAAGAATATCTTTTGTCTCAGATAATGATGGTGGGTTGACCATAACTTTTTGGAAACGTCTATCCAATGCACCATCTTTTTCAATGTGTTCACGATATTCATCTAAAGTTGTGGCACCAATACATTGCACTTCACCACGAGCTAAAGCAGGTTTAAATACATTTGCAGCGTCTAACGAACCAGAAGAATTACCAGCACCAACTAGTGTATGTAATTCATCAACAAATAAAATAATATTAGGGTTATCTCTAACCTCTTCCAATAAACCTTTAATTCTTTCTTCGAATTGACCACGATACTTAGTACCAGCAACCATTGAGGTTAAATCTAAACTCATTAATCTTTTACCTTGAAGCGGTCTAGGACATTCGTTTTTTGCAATTTTAATAGCCAACCCTTCAGCGATAGCTGTTTTACCAACACCAGGATCTCCAATCAGCACTGGGTTATTTTTCTTTCTGCGAGTTAATATTTGAGCAACACGTTCAACTTCAGCCTCTCTACCAATTATCGGATCTAATTTATCATCATTAGCTAAAGCTGTTAAATCACGACTGTAATTGTCTAAAATTGGTGTTTTTGATTTAACTTTGCTCTGTTGATTTTCGTTTGATGAATTTCTTTTACCGTTATCCTCATCAGAGAAATATGATGATGATACATTTAATTGCTTTAATTTTCTTTGTATGAAAGTTTTTGATATGCTATAATCTTTGATTATTTTAATAATAGCCATATCTAAATCAAATGAAACTGTGAAGAATAATTCAGCACTAATGAATTCTTCTTTGTTTTTAGTTTTTGAACATTGCTTAAGAACTTCTTGTAAAGGTAATTCAAAAGTTAAAATACTTTCTTCATTTATTTCGCTATCGTTGTCAGATTGTTTCTTGATAAAATTATCAATATCGGTTAGAAGTAAATCATAGTCAGATATCTTATCTTTTAAAATTTCACGAATTACGTTATCTGATACCATAATACCATATAAAACATGTTCTAACCTTAATTTACTGTCTCTATATTGTACAGCTATTTCACGACCAACGGTAAAGGCTTGCTTTAATTCATTTGACATTTTTTCTTTCATATTATATCTATTTTTGACAAAGGTAAGTAATAGATTGACATTTTCCAAATAATTTATTACTTTTGTTTCAAATAAATATACGGATATGGAGACAGTATTAATAAATTTAAAAAATGGTAAGGTTCAAACCCATGAAAATGTTCGAACAACAGTAATCAGTGGCAATTATTTAATTTTAATTACCAAGCAAGGTGAAGTTAACGTAAATGATGAAACAGAAGCTTACGTTTTAACAACAAATGAGATTATTGATTTAAACGAAGTAAGTAATTATACAGTAAAAACAAAAACAAAAAATTATGGTAAAGAGTAAAAACTACAACGGAAACAAAATTATCTGTGAATACGATAGTTCAAATTTAAAAGGAGCTGAGTATGACACTATTACAAAAAAATTAAATGTTACATTTGGTAATGGTATGAAGTATGAATATGATGACGTTTCGCATGAAACATTCGCTGAATTGAATTTATCTGAGAGCCAAGGCAAGTATTTCAACCAAAAAATAGCTAAAAATTTTACATATAGAAAGATATAAACCTATATTTACCAATATTATTATAATATAGTGAGTAATTAATAAAATTATAAAACTATTTATGAATAAATTAAAACTATGGATTCAATTTTAAAAAGTTTCAAATTAAGAGATCATCTAAACTCAGAAGTTTGGGTTGAGACAGAAACTAATAACTTTAATAAAATTAAGTTAAAGCCAGAAATCAGATCTGCTTTATTAAAAATAGCTAAAGACTTCATTGATTCTTTTAAAATGGAGTCTTTAGAGATTGAAGATGTTTTATTTGTTGGTAGTTTGGCTAATTTTAATTGGTCTGATTTTTCGGATGTAGATTTACACGTTGTTGTTGATAAAAGCAAAATAAGCGATAATAAAGTTATCGTTGATGAATTATTTGATGCTAAAAAAGCTGTTTTTAATTTAAAACATGATATTAAAGTTAAAGGGTATGATGTTGAATTATATGGTCAAGATATTACTGAAGAATTAGATTCTAAAGGTATCTATAGTATATTATTTAATAAATGGTTAGATATTCCAACAAAAGAAGATTTTAAATTGGATAAAAATGCTGTTGTTAAGAAAGTTAATGAATTTACAAAAGCGTTGGATATGTTAAGTAAAATGGAAAACTCTGATGATAAAATTACTAAAATCGATGCTTTTAAAGAAAAAATTCGTAAGTATAGAAAAAATGGTCTTAAACAAGGTGGTGAGTTAAGTAATGAAAATTTGGTGTTTAAGTACCTTAGACGCTCAGGTTTTATGGAAAAACTATCAGATTTGGGTGTAAACACAAAAGATTCTTTACTATCTGTCGAGAATATAGAACTTTAATAAAATAACAGATATTTATATTAAGAATAACTTTAACAAAAAATATTTTAAATTATGAGACCAATAGGTTCAGAAAAAATACAGGACACAGATAAAAAACTAGAAAGAATTCTAGAAATCGCTGGCATTAAAAAAGAAGTAATAAACGAGTCAATTCAAACTACTGGTAGATTGTCTAACGTTTTACACGAAGCTGTTGCTGCTGATGGTACTGAATATGCTATCGTTCAAGAAGAAAAGCATGTTTATATCAAAACAAAAAATGGTGATAATTATTCATATCTTTCTGGTGTTCAAAATATTCAAGAGCACTCTTATAAATCATACGCTGATGCGTTAAAACACCTTAACTTCATGTTTAAACAAATCAACGAAAACGTTGGTCAAGTTGACAACATTGACATGTTAAAAAAAAAAGTTTAGATGAGAAGTATGTCTTAAAATTAAAAAAGACATCATCTGAACCAACACCAGCTGCTACACAAGATTTTACCGATACAAATATTACTGAGCCATCTGGAGAAACACCAGATGGTTCTTCTGTTTCTAACGATACAGCTAATTTAGAGGCTGACTTATTAAATGGAACCGATACAACATCACCAACTGATGGAACAGAAGCCCCAGTTGCTGATGCACCAGTTGATGGTACAGAAGCCCCAGTTGACGCAACTGCAACAGATGGTACTGAAACGAAAGGTCAAGAAGAAGATCCGTTAAAAGCTATTCAAAAACTTACAGGTAAATTAGCACAAAAAATGCGTGACTTCGAAGAAAATATTTCGGATAAAGATATTAAATACACTTTAAATTCTATTATATCAGCGTCAGATATTAATAAATTAAGCGATGAAGATAAGGGTGATATAATTAAAAAAATTGAAGATAAGGACGAAGAGCAATCAACAGATAATGCTGAATTAAGTGAGGTTGAAGGTGATGGTGAAAATGATTCAAATTTCTACGATAAATTGTTAAGTGACAAAACGGTTAAACATATAATCGATATGGCTGATTTAGGTTTTGAAACAAAACATAACCCATCAGAAATTGCTTTTGATTTCTGTGAAGCTGCTTATGTTTTTATTCATGATTATAACGATAATACTGAATTTATTAATACGTTAAAAACAATATTACGTGATAACTCATTTAAACCAAAACCAACTTTAAACTCTAAAGATGATTTAGAATTATTTGGCGATGCGATTTATGATGCTTTAGTTAAACATGATACTATACACACAGAAAATAATGAAGTTTTACGTGAAATTGATTTTAACGAACCAGAAGACACATCAAGGTTTACTGCTAGTGGTGGACAAACAGTTGGTGAAAACGCAATAAACGAAAGACTAATTAAAATTTTAGAACAAGCCAGAAATAACGTAAAAAATAATTTAAATATTAAATAATGACAATGAATAGTAAACAAGGGTTAATTCTTAATGAATTAAATACAATGAGAAGACAAATGGGTCTCCCAACTCTAAATGAAAATGAATTATTGCATTTAGAATTAAATCAAATTGATTTAAATCCGCTTAGCGAAGGTTGGTGGGAAAACGCCAAATATACATTATCTAAATTAGGTAGGTATAAAGCTGGTGGTAAAATATTTGGTAAAAGTCAAACGGATGCTAAAGCAATTGCCCAAATTACCGCTTTATTGGATAAACAGGGTAATGAAGTAATTAAAGGTTTGGACAGAGCTATCAAACAAAAAAATCCAGAATTCCCAAATAACAAAAGTCAATTAGATTTTGTTAACACAGTAATAGAAATTGCAACTGTTTATGATTCATTAGTGGGCGCAACAAAATTAAAACCAGATGCACCTGGTTATTTACCAGTTGATGCTGCTAATAAAATTATTGAAGATTTAAGAGTTTACTCTCAAAAATATCTTGATGTTGATTTAACAGCAGCGTTTAGTGTATTCAATGAAGAAGAAGAGACACAAGAATCTATTGATGAAGCAACTAGCTCAGCACAACAAGCTGCAATCGCTATCAGTAAAAAAGAAAAAGGTATTGATGAAGCTGATAATAAAGCGGCTGATTTGAAAGCATCTAAAGCCCAAGCGGCTGGTAAATTTGCTGGTACGAAAGCAGCTATTAAGAAAGGTGAGTTAGATTCTTTTGATACTGAAAGAATGAAGACATTAAAATCTTGGAGATTACCATTAACATTATTAGGAACTGGGGCATCATTTGGTGCGTTAAGTTGGTTAGTTGAATATTTGTTTTCACCAAAAGAAATTACAACAGTAACACAAGATATTGTACAAACAAAAGCTGAAGCTGCGTTGGGGAATATTAATCCAGGTGAGGGTATGACTCAAATTATGAATAGAACCTTAGGTTTAAATCTAAGTCCTAGCTCTAACCCAAATGACGTTGTTAGTGCTTTATCTAAATTAGGTGGTGGTGATGCTTCAAAGGGTGTTGAAATTATAACACAACAAGGTGGTATATTCAAAGATCCAGCAGCGGCTAAAGCTACGTTAAGTGCAATTGTATCAAACCCAACTGAACACGGAACAACATTAAAACAAGTATTTGCTGGAACATGGTCTGGTACTGGTAAAGTAGCTGGTGATACGCTAGTTACACTATCTGGTGGTACTTTAACTGGTATGGTTACTAAAGCTGTTATGACTTGGGTAACTAAAAAAACTATTGTTGGTGGTAGTAAATTACTTATCGCAGCTCCAATACTTAAAGTATTAGGTATCGGATTATTGGCTGGTGGAGCTGCTGCGGCATTGGCTAGATGGAAAGGTAGAAAATCATCTAGAGCTCAAGTATTAAATGATTTAATTCAATATTTAAGACCAACTGAAGGTACAAAAGAAAACCCTCCTGTTATCGATGATAATCCAAAAGATCCAAAAAACCCAAAAGATCCAAAAGAACAAAAAGGTGGTGGTTCAGACCAACAGTTATATATAAATCTTAAAAAATATTTCCAAGATTTATTTAATTTTAAAGGTCAAGTTAATACTAGTACATACGGTCAAGGTGGATCTTCTAATCCAACAAAACAATATACTGGTGGTCAGAAAGTAACACAAAAAATTACGCAACCAAATGATATTAATGACATCATTAAATTAATGGAAGAAGATAACCAATTATTAGAGTTATTGGAAGGTTTAAATAGATTGGTTGAAGCTGATGATAGTTTAGGTAGGTCAATAAACGCTAAAGGTCAAGCAGCTAACGCAGCTAATAGTAATGATAAAGGTTTAGGTGATATCGGTTTGAGCTCTAACGAATTAAAATTATTTAAAACAAATGTTAATCGTTTATCTGGTATTATTAAAGCTATGAATAAATTTAGTAGTGGAGATAAAAACTTAAATAATTTAATTTCACAAGCTAAATCAAATCCAATATCTAGTATTGATGTTAACCAACTGTTAGTTTCTGACGATAAAAGTTTAAAAATATTTGTTAGTAACTTTAATAAAGCTTTATACTCAATCCAATTTAAAAATGGTAATAGTATAATGAGTCAATTAAAATTAGTTAACATTAATAAATTAAATGAAGCGGCTGAAAGAACACCAAGCAAAGGTGATATTAATAAAGTTTATAACTTAAGAAAAGATTTCTTAAAGAATTTACCTAATTACGTAAAATCGATGTACGCTGTATTCTCATATTTAATAGACCAATCTAAAAAAGGTACTTTAGGTCAAGGATCTGCTAACCAAAATAAAACAAAAACTAGTACCACACAAGCTCCTGGTGCAACACAAACATCAGCTGGTAAATCAACTCCACCAGAAGCACCTAGTACATCAGCAACACCTGAAGCTGGCAACGCACCAACTGAAACTGGTAGTGCTAATAAGAATGCTGGTAAGGATGGTACATTCTATGATATGAATGAAGATGTTCAATTAATGGATTTAATTGAAACGCACAATAATTTAATGGATATCATATTAGAAAATATGGATATGTTGAAAGAGTTTGGTGAAAACCAACCTGAAATGCAACAAGGTATGGAAGATGCCACAGTTAATAGCGACAGTGGTAGAATATTCACACAATTATCTATTGTCGTTCCAGAGATGAGTGGTAAAATTGCAAACGCATACAAACAACAATATGGTCAACAAATTAATAGAGTTAAATTGGCTAAGTTTTTACAAACGGTTTTAGGTTCTTTTGCTAAAGTACCTCAACAAAAAATGGTTCAATTAATTAATCGTGGTGATATGGATGTAACGGCTTATAAAAGAATGTTAAAAGATATTAAAAATTTAGAAGGTGACACTGAAACTGGTGCCGCAGAAGCTGGCGCTGAACAAGCAAAACAACCAGGTTTACAATACAACCCAGGTAATCCAGAAAAATTCTTACCTAATAAAGTAGGTAATTATGATTTAAGTAAAATTAATCAAGCCGCTAGAATTGCGTTATCACAAAAAGCTGCCGAAATTATCAGTAGAAATAATGACACAGAACAAAGTTCTGAAAATATGTTAACAGTCATCAAACAGTTAGTGGATGACATTAACAAAAACGGTCAAAGAACTATACCTACGGTATAATTAACCAAAGCAACATGATATGAAAAGCCAGAAATTTCTGGCTTTTCATATCATGTTGCTTTGGTTAATTATACCGTAGGTATAGTTCTTTGACCGTTTTTGTTAATGTCATCCACTAACTGTTTGATGACTGTTAACATATTTTCAGAACTTTGTTCTGTGTCATTATTTCTACTGATAATTTCGGCAGCTTTTTGTGATAACGCAATTCTAGCGGCTTGATTAATTTTACTTAAATCATAATTACCTACTTTATTAGGTAAGAATTTTTCTGGATTACCTGGGTTGTATTGTAAACCTGGTTGTTTTGCTTGTTCAGCGCCAGCTTCTGCGGCACCAGTTTCAGTGTCACCTTCTAAATTTTTAATATCTTTTAACATTCTTTTATAAGCCGTTACATCCATATCACCACGATTAATTAATTGAACCATTTTTTGTTGAGGTACTTTAGCAAAAGAACCTAAAACCGTTTGTAAAAACTTAGCCAATTTAACTCTATTAATTTGTTGACCATATTGTTGTTTGTATGCGTTTGCAATTTTACCACTCATCTCTGGAACGACAATAGATAATTGTGTGAATATTCTACCACTGTCGCTATTAACTGTGGCATCTTCCATACCTTGTTGCATTTCAGGTTGGTTTTCACCAAACTCTTTCAACATATCCATATTTTCTAATATGATATCCATTAAATTATTGTGCGTTTCAATTAAATCCATTAATTGAACATCTTCATTCATATCATAGAATGTACCATCCTTACCAGCATTCTTATTAGCACTACCAGTTTCAGTTGGTGCGTTGCCAGCTTCAGGTGTTGCTGATGTACTAGGTGCTTCTGGTGGAGTTGATTTACCAGCTGATGTTTGTGTTGCACCAGGAGCTTGTGTGGTACTAGTTTTTGTTTTATTTTGGTTAGCAGATCCTTGACCTAAAGTACCTTTTTTAGATTGGTCTATTAAATATGAGAATACAGCGTACATCGATTTTACGTAATTAGGTAAATTCTTTAAGAAATCTTTTCTTAAGTTATAAACTTTATTAATATCACCTTTGCTTGGTGTTCTTTCAGCCGCTTCATTTAATTTATTAATGTTAACTAATTTTAATTGACTCATTATACTATTACCATTTTTAAATTGGATTGAGTATAAAGCTTTATTAAAGTTACTAACAAATATTTTTAAACTTTTATCGTCAGAAACTAACAGTTGGTTAACATCAATACTAGATATTGGATTTGATTTAGCTTGTGAAATTAAATTATTTAAGTTTTTATCTCCACTACTAAATTTATTCATAGCTTTAATAATACCAGATAAACGATTAACATTTGTTTTAAATAATTTTAATTCGTTAGAGCTCAAACCGATATCACCTAAACCTTTATCATTACTATTAGCTGCGTTAGCTGCTTGACCTTTAGCGTTTATTGACCTACCTAAACTATCATCAGCTTCAACCAATCTATTTAAACCTTCCAATAACTCTAATAATTGGTTATCTTCTTCCATTAATTTAATGATGTCATTAATATCATTTGGTTGCGTAATTTTTTGTGTTACTTTCTGACCACCAGTATATTGTTTTGTTGGATTAGAAGATCCACCTTGACCGTATGTACTAGTATTAACTTGACCTTTAAAATTAAATAAATCTTGGAAATATTTTTTAAGATTTATATATAACTGTTGGTCTGAACCACCACCTTTTTGTTCTTTTGGATCTTTTGGGTTTTTTGGATCTTTTGGATTATCATCGATAACAGGAGGGTTTTCTTTTGTACCTTCAGTTGGTCTTAAATATTGAATTAAATCATTTAATACTTGAGCTCTAGATGATTTTCTACCTTTCCATCTAGCCAATGCCGCAGCAGCTCCACCAGCCAATAATCCGATACCTAATACTTTAAGTATTGGAGCTGCGATAAGTAATTTACTACCACCAACAATAGTTTTTTTAGTTACCCAAGTCATAACAGCTTTAGTAACCATACCAGTTAAAGTACCACCAGATAGTGTAACTAGCGTATCACCAGCTACTTTACCAGTACCAGACCATGTTCCAGCAAATACTTGTTTTAATGTTGTTCCGTGTTCAGTTGGGTTTGATACAATTGCACTTAACGTAGCTTTAGCCGCTGCTGGATCTTTGAATATACCACCTTGTTGTGTTATAATTTCAACACCCTTTGAAGCATCACCACCACCTAATTTAGATAAAGCACTAACAACGTCATTTGGGTTAGAGCTAGGACTTAGATTTAAACCTAAGGTTCTATTCATAATTTGAGTCATACCCTCACCTGGATTAATATTCCCCAACGCAGCTTCAGCTTTTGTTTGTACAATATCTTGTGTTACTGTTGTAATTTCTTTTGGTGAAAACAAATATTCAACTAACCAACTTAACGCACCAAATGATGCCCCAGTTCCTAATAATGTTAATGGTAATCTCCAAGATTTTAATGTCTTCATTCTTTCAGTATCAAAAGAATCTAACTCACCTTTCTTAATAGCTGCTTTCGTACCAGCAAATTTACCAGCCGCTTGGGCTTTAGATGCTTTCAAATCAGCCGCTTTATTATCAGCTTCATCAATACCTTTTTCTTTTTTACTGATAGCGATTGCAGCTTGTTGTGCTGAGCTAGTTGCTTCATCAATAGATTCTTGTGTCTCTTCTTCTTCATTGAATACACTAAACGCTGCTGTTAAATCAACATCAAGATATTTTTGAGAGTAAACTCTTAAATCTTCAATAATTTTATTAGCAGCATCAACTGGTAAATAACCAGGTGCATCTGGTTTTAATTTTGTTGCGCCCACTAATGAATCATAAACAGTTGCAATTTCTATTACTGTGTTAACAAAATCTAATTGACTTTTGTTATTTGGGAATTCTGGATTTTTTTGTTTGATAGCTCTGTCCAAACCTTTAATTACTTCATTACCCTGTTTATCCAATAAAGCGGTAATTTGGGCAATTGCTTTAGCATCCGTTTGACTTTTACCAAATATTTTACCACCAGCTTTATACCTACCTAATTTAGATAATGTATATTTGGCGTTTTCCCACCAACCTTCGCTAAGCGGATTTAAATCAATTTGATTTAATTCTAAATGCAATAATTCATTTTCATTTAGAGTTGGGAGACCCATTTGTCTTCTCATTGTATTTAATTCATTAAGAATTAACCCTTGTTTACTATTCATTGTCATTATTTAATATTTAAATTATTTTTTACGTTATTTCTGGCTTGTTCTAAAATTTTAATTAGTCTTTCGTTTATTGCGTTTTCACCAACTGTTTGTCCACCACTAGCAGTAAACCTTGATGTGTCTTCTGGTTCGTTAAAATCAATTTCACGTAAAACTTCATTATTTTCTGTGTGTATAGTATCATGTTTAACTAAAGCATCATAAATCGCATCGCCAAATAATTCTAAATCATCTTTAGAGTTTAAAGTTGGTTTTGGTTTAAATGAGTTATCACGTAATATTGTTTTTAACGTATTAATAAATTCAGTATTATCGTTATAATCATGAATAAAAACATAAGCAGCTTCACAGAAATCAAAAGCAATTTCTGATGGGTTATGTTTTGTTTCAAAACCTAAATCAGCCATATCGATTATATGTTTAACCGTTTTGTCACTTAACAATTTATCGTAGAAATTTGAATCATTTTCACCATCACCTTCAACCTCACTTAATTCAGCATTATCTGTTGATTGCTCTTCGTCCTTATCTTCAATTTTTTTAATTATATCACCCTTATCTTCATCGCTTAATTTATTAATATCTGACGCTGATATAATAGAATTTAAAGTGTATTTAATATCTTTATCCGAAATATTTTCTTCGAAGTCACGCATTTTTTGTGCTAATTTACCTGTAAGTTTTTGAATAGCTTTTAACGGATCTTCTTCTTGACCTTTCGTTTCAGTACCATCTGTTGCAGTTGCGTCAACTGGGGCTTCTGTACCATCAACTGGTGCATCAGCAACTGGGGCTTCTGTTCCATCAGTTGGTGATGTTGTATCGGTTCCATTTAATAAGTCAGCCTCTAAATTAGCTGTATCGTTAGAAACAGAAGAACCATCTGGTGTTTCTCCAGATGGCTCAGTAATATTTGTATCGGTAAAATCTTGTGTAGCAGCTGGTGTTGGTTCAGATGATGTCTTTTTTAATTTTAAGACATACTTCTCATCTAAACTTTTTTTTTTAACATGTCAATGTTGTCAACTTGACCAACGTTTTCGTTGATTTGTTTAAACATGAAGTTAAGGTGTTTTAACGCATCAGCGTATGATTTATAAGAGTGCTCTTGAATATTTTGAACACCAGAAAGATATGAATAATTATCACCATTTTTTGTTTTGATATAAACATGCTTTTCTTCTTGAACGATAGCATATTCAGTACCATCAGCAGCAACAGCTTCGTGTAAAACGTTAGACAATCTACCAGTAGTTTGAATTGACTCGTTTATTACTTCTTTTTTAATGCCAGCGATTTCTAGAATTCTTTCTAGTTTTTTATCTGTGTCCTGTATTTTTTCTGAACCTATTGGTCTCATAATTTAAAATATTTTTTGTTAAAGTTATTCTTAATATAAATATCTGTTATTTTATTAAAGTTCTATATTCTCGACAGATAGTAAAGAATCTTTTGTGTTTACACCCAAATCTGATAGTTTTTCCATAAAACCTGAGCGTCTAAGGTACTTAAACACCAAATTTTCATTACTTAACTCACCACCTTGTTTAAGACCATTTTTTCTATACTTACGAATTTTTTCTTTAAAAGCATCGATTTTAGTAATTTTATCATCAGAGTTTTCCATTTTACTTAACATATCCAACGCTTTTGTAAATTCATTAACTTTCTTAACAACAGCATTTTTATCCAATTTAAAATCTTCTTTTGTTGGAATATCTAACCATTTATTAAATAATATACTATAGATACCTTTAGAATCTAATTCTTCAGTAATATCTTGACCATATAATTCAACATCATACCCTTTAACTTTAATATCATGTTTTAAATTAAAAACAGCTTTTTTAGCATCAAATAATTCATCAACGATAACTTTATTATCGCTTATTTTGCTTTTATCAACAACAACGTGTAAATCTACATCCGAAAAATCAGACCAATTAAAATTAGCCAAACTACCAACAAATAAAACATCTTCAATCTCTAAAGACTCCATTTTAAAAGAATCAATGAAGTCTTTAGCTATTTTTAATAAAGCAGATCTGATTTCTGGCTTTAACTTAATTTTATTAAAGTTATTAGTTTCTGTCTCAACCCAAACTTCTGAGTTTAGATGATCTCTTAATTTGAAACTTTTTAAAATTGAATCCATAGTTTTAATTTATTCATAAATAGTTTTATAATTTTATTAATTACTCACTATATTATAATAATATTGGTAAATATAGGTTTATATCTTTCTATATGTAAAATTTTTAGCTATTTTTTGGTTGAAATACTTGCCTTGGCTCTCAGATAAATTCAATTCAGCGAATGTTTCATGCGAAACGTCATCATATTCATACTTCATACCATTACCAAATGTAACATTTAATTTTTTTGTAATAGTGTCATACTCAGCTCCTTTTAAATTTGAACTATCGTATTCACAGATAATTTTGTTTCCGTTGTAGTTTTTACTCTTTACCATAATTTTTTGTTTTTGTTTTTACTGTATAATTACTTACTTCGTTTAAATCAATAATCTCATTTGTTGTTAAAACGTAAGCTTCTGTTTCATCATTTACGTTAACTTCACCTTGCTTGGTAATTAAAATTAAATAATTGCCACTGATTACTGTTGTTCGAACATTTTCATGGGTTTGAACCTTACCATTTTTTAAATTTATTAATACTGTCTCCATATCCGTATATTTATTTGAAACAAAAGTAATAAATTATTTGGAAAATGTCAATCTATTACTTACCTTTGTCAAAAATAGATATAATATGAAAGAAAAAATGTCAAATGAATTAAAGCAAGCCTTTACCGTTGGTCGTGAAATAGCTGTACAATATAGAGACAGTAAATTAAGGTTAGAACATGTTTTATATGGTATTATGGTATCAGATAACGTAATTCGTGAAATTTTAAAAGATAAGATATCTGACTATGATTTACTTCTAACCGATATTGATAATTTTATCAAGAAACAATCTGACAACGATAGCGAAATAAATGAAGAAAGTATTTTAACTTTTGAATTACCTTTACAAGAAGTTCTTAAGCAATGTTCAAAAACTAAAAACAAAGAAGAATTCATTAGTGCTGAATTATTCTTCACAGTTTCATTTGATTTAGATATGGCTATTATTAAAATAATCAAAGATTATAGCATATCAAAAACTTTCATACAAAGAAAATTAAAGCAATTAAATGTATCATCATCATATTTCTCTGATGAGGATAACGGTAAAAGAAATTCATCAAACGAAAATCAACAGAGCAAAGTTAAATCAAAAACACCAATTTTAGACAATTACAGTCGTGATTTAACAGCTTTAGCTAATGATGATAAATTAGATCCGATAATTGGTAGAGAGGCTGAAGTTGAACGTGTTGCTCAAATATTAACTCGCAGAAAGAAAAATAACCCAGTGCTGATTGGAGATCCTGGTGTTGGTAAAACAGCTATCGCTGAAGGGTTGGCTATTAAAATTGCAAAAAACGAATGTCCTAGACCGCTTCAAGGTAAAAGATTAATGAGTTTAGATTTAACCTCAATGGTTGCTGGTACTAAGTATCGTGGTCAATTCGAAGAAAGAATTAAAGGTTTATTGGAAGAGGTTAGAGATAACCCTAATATTATTTTATTTGTTGATGAATTACATACACTAGTTGGTGCTGGTAATTCTTCTGGTTCGTTAGACGCTGCAAATGTATTTAAACCTGCTTTAGCTCGTGGTGAAGTGCAATGTATTGGTGCCACAACTTTAGATGAATATCGTGAACACATTGAAAAAGATGGTGCATTGGATAGACGTTTCCAAAAAGTTATGGTCAACCCACCATCATTATCTGAGACAAAAGATATTCTTATGAATATTCGTGACAAATATCAGGATTTTCATAAAGTAGAATATACGGATGATGCTATTGATGAGATCATTAGATTATCTGATAGATATATAACAAATCGTGAATTCCCAGATAAAGCTATCGATATCTTAGATGAGGCTGGTTCTAGAACTCAAGTTAGTATTAAACCACCACAAAAAGTTAAAGAGCTTGAGGATAAAGTTAAAGAAATTAAAAAATTAAAAACTGATGTCGTTAAGAGCCAGAATTATGAGAAAGCAGCGGATTTAAGAGACCTTGAAAAGAAAACAACAAGCGAACTTGAAAAAGAAACAAAACTTTGGAAAGATACAATCAATAGTAAGCGTATGATTGTAACAGATGAAATGATTTGTGAGGTTGTATCTATGATGACAGGGATTCCAATCAGTAAGATTTCACAAAATGAAATTAAAAAATTAATTAACATTGATAAAGAAATATCAAATACAGTTATTGGTCAAGATGAGGCTATACAAAAAGTCGCTTCAGCCATTAAACGTAATAGAACTGGTATTCGCAAACAAAATAAACCAATTGGTTCGTTCTTATTTATCGGGCCTACTGGTGTTGGTAAAACTGAATTAGCAAAAGTTTTAGCTGAAAAGATTTTTGGTAGTGAAGATGCTATGGTTAGAATTGATATGTCAGAATATGGTGAAAAATTTAACACATCCAAATTAATTGGTTCCCCTCCAGGTTACGTTGGTTATAATGAAGGTGGTCAATTAACTGAGAAAGTTAAAAATAAACCATATTCTTTAATTCTTTTTGATGAGATTGAAAAGGCACATCCAGATGTTTTCAATATTTTATTACAATTATTGGATGAAGGACATTTAACTGATGGTTCTGGTAGAAAAATTAATTTTAAGAATACCATTATTATTATGACATCGAATATTGGTTTAAAAGACGTACAAGATTTTGGTGTTAAAATTGGTTTCTCGACAGATGAAGATTCATTAAAATCATCACAAGGTATCATTGAAAAAAGTTTAAAAAAAGTATTTAAACCAGAATTTTTAAATCGATTAGATGAGATTGTTTATTTTAATTACTTAGGTGAAAATGAAATATTAAAAATTATTGACTTGCAACTCAATGAATTAGCTGAACGTTTAAAAGAATCTAATTACACATTTAAAATTTCAAAGAGTGCAAAAGAAAAATTAGCTGAATTAGGTTTTAATAAGAACTATGGTGCTAGAGAGTTACAGAGAACAATACAAAAACATATTGAAGATCCTATGTCTGACGAATTATTAAAAAATAATATGCCAAAGGAATGTCATTTTAATATTGGTTATGATACCAAAAAAGAAAAAATAACTTTAAGTATAAGCTAAGATTATTTTAAACACCATTTAGACTTAATCGAAAATTAGACTATTTATCTTTAGTTTAATATCGATAATAAATGGCTGTAATATATCTAAGGCATGTACTTCAACGTCCGCTAACATTTGGTGAGCTAGATGCTAATTTTAATAATTTAAATGTAGCATTAGAAAATTTAGGTCTAAATGATCTAACTGACGTTACTATTACTGGTGCTACTGGGATGACCAGTGGTACCATTCTAGTTTATGATAGTGCAACCTCACAATGGGTAAATCAAGAATTAACCCTAAATACAACACCAACATATTTTGTTTCATACGACCCAGTTACAGGTCAATATACTTATTC